CCCTGATATGAAACAGGTATCTAACTTTGTTCAAATCAAGCAAGACCTACGTGATGAAATCGAAACAAACATTAACAAACTAGCTTTGGTTAGCCCATCGGTTAAAGAAGCTTATCAATATGTGTTCCTACCTATTTTAAACTTCTACTCGAAAGATACTGAAGCAGTATTAAGAAAGGTCAATGACTAATGGCTGGTACAGACCAAGATGCAATAAATCAGTTTACTGGACCTAATGCCAAGTACAAGATTAGCATTGACCCTACCAACGGTAAGACAAGCGTAGTAGGTGCTGGCAGTGGAAGTGACGTAAAAGCAAAATTTCTGTATGTTGATTCCAATGGTGACTGGATTGTCTACACAACAATGCAGGATGCTATTGACAAATACGCTGCTGATATCAAGGCAGCAGGTGCTACCGAAGTACTGCGTCAGCGCATGTACGAGATGGGTAAGATCAGCAAGAAAGAGTACGAATCTAAAAGTGCTGCTGCCTATAACTCAGGTCTTGGTGATTACATCAATGACTTTACCGTAGCTCAAGTATCTGCTCTTGTTAATGGTACTGCTAAGTCCTTTGTCCCTTTGCTTTCCTGGGCAAGAAGCAGCTCTGGCGGTAACGTACCATCGGTATCTACATCATCTACGGTATCTACAGATACATCAAAAACCACATCAACTGATGTATCTACATCAACTGATATCAATACCTACGTTAACTTATCTAGCGCTGCTGCTGCCAACAATGAACTTAACCTATTCTTCCAGCAACAGCTTGGTCGTGAGGCTACCGACCTAGAAAAGGCAGCTTATTTAATCTATCTCAACAATGCTGAAAAGGCTGTATCTACAACCAGCACGACTACTAGTGATACTACATCTACCTCTCAGCGCACAGGTACAACTACCTCTGAAACTACTAGTAAGACAACTTCTGGAACAGCCTCTAGCAAGACCAGCAGCACAGGAAAGAGCGCAACAGATTCAGCAACTACAGGTAAATCTACTAGTGAATCTACCCGTACTACTATTGGTGGCAGCCTAAGCGCAGACGATAAGACCAAGATCATGAGCAGTGTCTTGGCTAATAGCATTAAAGACCTTAGCGCTGCTGACCTTATGAAGACCGGTGGTTCTGTAGCACAAGGTATCTCAGACTTGCTCTCCTTTGCTGGTGACTATGCCCTTCCTAACTACACAGCAGACCTTGCTAAGAACGATATCTTAGGTAAGTTAAAGTCTGGTATGCCAGTAGGAACTGATCTTATTGACTCAGAGAAGATGGCTATCAAGAGCCTTGCTAAGTCTTTTTACCCCAACCTTTCTAATCTGATTGATCAGGGAGTTAAGGTTAGCAACATCGGAACTATCTACGCTCAACAACTAGGTAAGGTACTTGAAGTGCCATACACAGGTGTAGACCTTATCAACAATAAGTACATTCAGGCAGCGCTACAGAACAAGAACGCAGACGGTGTAGTAGGCAAAGAGGGAACTCTTGGTCTTGATGACTTTACCAAAATGCTACGCAAAGATCCTGCTTGGGCTAAGACACAGAACGCACGAGAAGAGGCATCCAGCTACGCGATGAACATTCTTAAGTCATTCGGATTGGTGGGATAATGGCGCTAGGTAATATGGGTGCAGTAGGTCGTGGCGAATACTCAGACCAAGTTTATATTCCTGGTCAACCTGCTGAACCAGTATCTGACTATCAATCAAAAGCAGTATTTGAAAACTTCCTTCGTGAACAAGGCGGAGATGCTGAAGTAGAGTCATTTATATCTGAGAACCCTGATGCTTTCCTTACTCCAGCTCAGATGAATAAACTCAATCTTGTTGGACCAGAAGCATTCTGGAACCAAGGAGATGGCAGCCCTAAGAGCGTTACCGTAGACAACGTAAGCACTGATACAGGCAATGTTCCTACTAACGTAACTCTTGTTAATACGGTTCAAGATCCTGATACTGGCATGGTTACCGGGTACTTCTCAGATGGTACTTCTAAGGTGCTTACTCCTGGAAGCATGTCTCAAAAAGAAAGAGATGCTTACGCAATACTTGAAGATACTTTCAGGTCTTATAACCTAGAAAGTTTAGTTCCTGTTATCAGAGGTTACATGGAAGCTAACCTTGGCTCAGAGCAGGCAGCACTTCAACTTAAGATGGACCCTGCATATCAGCGCCGTTTCTATGGAAACAAACTCCGTGTTGAAGCAGGTAAGAATGCTATCAGCGAAGCAGCATACCTTGATTTAGAGAATCAATACAACGAAACCCTTAGCGCATACGGATTAAAAGGTTACTTTGGAACTACACGTGATCAACAGATTGCAGGTATGGCTCAAATCGTTGGTAATGACATCTCTGCTCCAGAGTTTGCTGATCGTATCGGCACAGTAGTAGACCGAGTTCAGAATGCTGACCCTAACGTTAAGGCAGCACTTCAAGGTTACTATGGTATTAACGATAACGACCTTATCAAGTTCTACCTTAACCCTAAAGAAGGCTTAGCACAACTTAAGCAGAAGACAACGGCTGCTGAAATCGGTGCTGCTTCTTATGAGCAGTTAGGTAAGACAGGCACAATTGGTGCAGCCCGTGCTATGGAACTTGCTCAGGCTGGAGTAGATCAAGCAACTGCCATGAAGGGCTATGCGACCATTGGTCAGATACTTCCTGAGACTAAGAAACTTTCTGATATCTATGGTGAAGCTGGTATTAACTATACCCAGCAAGAAGCCGAGAAGGAAGTCTTCAACCTTGGTGATGCAGCCTCAGCTCAACGTAAGCGTAAGCGACTAGCACAACTTGAAGCAGCCAAGTTCAGTGGCGATTCAGGTGTTAGCTCACAAGCCAGTTCTCTTGGCTCAGCAGTAAGAGGACAATTCTAGAATCCTGACGTGGACCAACCAGCCCCACGCAGCGTATCAGACTGGTAGCAGAAGCCGTAACTATTTCCCCGAATAGCAACGTGGTCTGCGATACAACAAACAGAATGGGAGAACGGTTGCTATGGCAACAAACGAATGGGACCAAGACGACGACTTCGATTTAGAAGACGACGCACAGCAAAGCTATGACGGCGGTGACTTAGTTAAGAAACTCCGTAAAGCTAAGCGAGCAGATGAAAAACGAATCAAAGAACTCACAGAGCAACTTGAGAGTTTATCCAAGGCGCAGCGTGAGCGAGTCGTACGAGATGTCCTTTCACAAAAGGGTGTAAACGAAAAGGCAGCACGGCTAATCCTCAAGGATTTGGACGACGTTAACGAGGAGTCAGTATCACACTGGCTCGAGGATAACGGCGACCTACTTGGGCTACAGCCTAAACCTCAAGTCACCCAGGAGCAACAGATAGACCGAGCTGCTTTACGGCAGCAAGACATCGTTACTCAGGGTGCAATAACACCCGACAAAGCCGAAGAACAATTGATGAGAATTCAGAACGCTACAACAGCAGAAGAAATCATCAACATGATTCAATCCGGCGAATTATAAATCAACCGACAACCTATACAGGAGGTGCAATAAATGGCTAATGCTTATACCACGACTGGTTCGTCCAGTCTCGGCGGTACAGTAGGCAGTGCAGGTCTCGTTCAAAAGGCATATGACCGCCTTATCGAGTTCGCACTCCGTTCACAGCCACTTATCCGCGCAGTAGCAGATAAGACCCCAGCTCGTCAGAGCATCCCGGGTTCCTCAGTTGTATTGCAGCGCTATGTTGACTTAGATCAGAAGACATCAACTCTTACTGAAACAGTCGATCCAGATGCTGTAGCACTGGCAACCCCAACTTACACAACCATTACTCTTGCTGAGTATGGTAACGCAGTACTTGTTACCCGTGCGTTGGAACTCTTCAGCCTTGCTGATGTAGATCCAGCAATCGCTAACATCATTGCTTATAACATGGCAGACTCACTTGATACCGTTGCACAAACCGTGCTTCGTGCAGGCGACAACGTCTTCCGTGGTGGCACAGCCACATCAACAGCAACTCTCGCATCAAGCGATACCTTCACATCAGCACTTGCTCGTAAGACAACTGCTAAGCTTCGCGCTAACAAGGCTATCCCACGCAAGGGTTCACTCTACTGGGCTGGTATCCACCCAGAAGTTGCACACGATCTCCGCGCTGAAACAGGCGTAGGATCATGGCGTCAACCACACGAGTACCAATCAAATGACCAAATCTGGGCAGGCGAAATCGGAACCTACGAAGGTGCATTCTATGTAGAGTCCCCACGTCTTTACTCAGGTAAGG